TTACTATCTTGATGGCACATCAACACAATCAAATTACGTTAACACTACAACTTTTAATGCTGCAACAAACAGGTATGTTCAGTGGACACCGTCTGCTGCAGGTACATATTATTATGCTTGTTATGTGCACGGAATAGGAATGGGAGGAAAAATAACAATATCATGAGTATAACACACGCTAATTTTTTAACACAAGTAAGGGACTATACTGAGGTTGGTAGTTCTGTTTTATCTGATTCTATAATCCAAGATTTTATAAGACACGTAGAGTTAGATATAGCTGGTAAGGTTGATTATGATGATCTAAGAAAATACGCTACATCAAACTTTACAGCTGGTAACAGAGCTGTATCTATGCCATCAGATGTTTTAGTATTAAGATCTGTTGAGCATATTGATTCTGGAGGAAATAGGACTTTTTTAGAAAAAAGAGACACGAGTTTTATATCTGAATTTAATGGTACAGGTGCACAAGGAACTCCTAAATATTTTGCTAATTATGATGATTTTAACATTATCGTAGCACCAACACCTGCTGCTGCAGATGTGGTTCAAATAAATTACATAAAAGATCCACCACAATTTACTAGCACTAACAATACATTTATTTCTACTTACCAAGAGTCAATGTTATTACATGGTGTTTTAGCGGAAGCATATAGATTTCTAAAAGGACCCATGGATATGTACAATCTATATGAAAAGAAGTACAATGAAGAAACACAGAATTTTGCCTTACAACAAATGGGCAGAAGAAGACGTGCGGAATATGATGATGGAGTACCAAGAATAAAAGTCCCATCCATGGTTCCTAACACAACTTATTAATAGGAGAAAAAAATGGCTATAACAACAAACGCAATATGTGACACTTTTAAAAAAGAGTTACTACAAGGTAAGCATGACTTTGATACATCATCTGATACTTACAAATTAGCGATGTACACAAGTTCTGCAACTCTAGGAAAATCAACTGAAAACTATACGACTTCAAACGAAGTTTCTTCACCGTCTGGATACACAGCAGGTGGAAAAGCATTAGTTAACCAAGGTGTAAAAGTTTCATCTTCAGTGGCTATCACTGATTTTGCTGACTTATCATTTGTAGGAGTTACGTTAACAGCTAGAGGAGCTTTAATTTATAATACGACAACTGACGGTGGTTCTAACACTACTGACGCTGTTGCCGTGTTAGATTTTGGTGGCGATAAAACTGCAACCTCAGGAACATTTACTATTCAGTTCCCTGCATTTACAACATCTGCTGCCATATTAAGATTATCTTAATCTAGGAGTCGTTCCCAGTGGCTTCAAAAACATTTACTGTAACAGTACAGAGCACTGGGGGCGGCAATAAATATTTTATTGATGGTGTCCAACAAAAGGCACTAACTTTATTTGAGGGTTCAAGCTATAGATTCGATCAATCAGATTCGAGTAATGCAACTCACCCTTTAAGACTTTCAACCACAAGCGATGGTACACATAACTCTGGGAGCGAATATACCACCGGAGTAACCACTAACGGAACACCTGGTCAAGCAGGAGCATACACTGAAATTACAGTTGCAGATAATGCACCTACGCTTTATTACTATTGTTCTAGTCACTCTGGTATGGGAGGTCAAGCTCTTACAGAAGCTCCACAAGATTTTACAATTACAGTTGTTAGCACTGGAGGTGGAAACAAATATTTTGTTGATGGCGTTCAACAAGCAACATTAAAATTAGCTAAAGGTGCAGCGTATAGATTAGATCAATCAGCTGGATCAAATGGTGGTCACCCATTAAGATTTTCTACAACCAACGATGGAACACATGGCGGAGGCAGTGAGTACACTGTCGGTATTACAACTAATGGATCTGCAGGATACTCAGGAGCTTACACTCAAATTTTAGTAGCTGATGATGCTCCTTCAGATTTGTATTACTATTGTACAAATCACTCTGGTATGGGTGGTGCTGCATACACTTATTCAAATGCTTGGGGTGCATTGGAATGGAATCAAGGAAGTTGGGCAGCACAAGGTGATGTTGGATTAAGCGTCACTGGAAATTCATTTACTTCAGCAATTGGAAATGCAACTGCAGAAGGTATTATACAAGTTGGTTGGGGTGGAGATACTTGGGGTGAAAATGAATGGGGTGATCTTTCTGGATCTCAACCTACTATCACTGGTGTTTCCATGTCATCTGCAATTGGATCTGAAACTGTAACTGCAGATGCAAATGTAACAGTCTCTGGATTAACATTAGCATCAGCTCAAGGTGAAGAGGTTGCAGGAATATCATTTTTATTTGAGGCAACTGGTTTATCAATTTCAAGTGCAATAGGACAAGCTCAACATGGTATCGGTGCAATCATTACCGGTATTTCTATGTCAGCAACTATTGGTGTTGCATCCGTAGATGAATCAGAATTAACTGGAATTGGTTGGGGTAGAAAACGATGGGGTAACCTTGCTTGGGGTGGAGCATACTCTGTAATTCCAACAGGGCAACAAATTACATCTGCGATTGGTTCTGTTGCTGCATCTGCTGATCACTCTGTTTCTGTAACTACAGCAGGTCAAATAACAATGACACAAGGAAGTCATTCTGAGAAAATAGATCAAGATATATTTGTTCAAGCAGCATCTGATCAATTAGATGGATTTGTAGGATCACCAGAAGTAGGTGGTTTGGCTATCGTTGATGTAACTGGTGTTTCAATGTCAATAACTACAGACGATGTAATTGCAGGTCTAAAAACCCCTGTAGATGTCACTGGAGTTCAAGCTACATTAACACAAGGAAATACGTCATTAGTTCAAACTACAGTAGAACCTGTAAGTGGTTTATCAGCTACAATGGCACTAGGCCAACACGCTGAAATACCTGGTCAAGTTATTGGAGTTTCTGGATTACAGATTACATCTGCTTTAGGAGAAGAAGCACAAACAGCTAATGCATTAGTAACACCTACGGGCATAGTCTTGACTAGTAGTGTGGGCAATAGTAATGTTACACCATGGTCTGAAGTAGATTTAGGCGTCAATAATTCTTGGCAACCAGTTGATTTGGCTGCTTGATTATTGTAAAATAGATTAATTTAGGAGTAAAAATTTATGGCATCAACATATTCAAGTGATCTAAAATTAGAACTAATGGCTACTGGTGAAAATGCCGGTACATGGGGTGATAACACAAATAATAATTTAAATCTTATACAACAAGCAATTGCAGGTTTTGAACAAGTTACTTTAAATAGTGGAAGTACACTTGCACTTGTAATGACTGATAAACAAATTTCAAATGCAAGAAACATGGTAATTAAATTTGCTACAGCGACTATCGCTGCTAGTACGATTTGTACAATACCAGATTCTATAGAAAAATTTTATATTTTCGATTGCACAGGATTAACAAATCCATCTAACCTTACAATTAAAACTGCGTCAGGAACAGGATTCACTTTAGATGCTGCGAGAATTTATGCAGCTTATTCTGATGGAACAAACTTAAAAGAAATTTCATTAGACACTTTAGGGGGAACAATCGGAACTGCACAAGTTGCAGACGATGCTATTACATACGCTAAAATGCAAGACACATCTACTGCTAACAGAGTGTTGGGAGCTGTGTCTGCAGGAACTATTGGTGAAGTCCAAGTACAAACTGACATGATTGCAGATGATGCAGTGACTCAAGCAAAAATTGGTGATGACGCTGTCGGCCCAGATCAACTTGCAAACACAGCTGTGACTGCTGGTGCCTACACTGTAACTTCCTTAACTGTTGATGCCCAAGGAAGAATTACAGCTGCATCCTCAGGAACTGCAGGTGGTGGGTCTGAGTATCTTACATTTGCGTCTGACGGATCAAACGGAACTACTTCAGGAAACTTTAGTATTACTTCAGGAAAAGTAGCAGGAGTTTATTTATGGGGTGGAGACGGTGGACAGGGTGGAAGCCGTTTACATGGAGGCGGACAAGGTTCAGGAGGGCGAGGTGCTTTTGGTTTTTGGAATGTACCAACTTCTGTAACGTCAGCACCTTACTCAATTGGTCAAGTAGGAAGTAATGGTTCTGGTGCACACGGAAACTATAAAGGTGGTGCAGGGAGTGCCGGAAATGCAACGACTGTTGATGTTGGACCTGGAACTCTTAGTGCAGGTGGTGGTAACGGAGGAAATCAACCGCCAAACTGGAATTCACCAGGAAGCCCAGGATCACAAGGTAACACTTCTCCATCAGCAGATTACAGTAACTGGCCTTTCTCACAATTTATGAGAGGTTTTGGAAGTAAGGGTAACACTAACAGTCCAACGCAAGATGGTTGTATGGTTATCTACACAAATGAAGGAGCATAATGGCATATTTATTATTTAACAAAGACCAAGAAAATGTTACATCAACTTTTCAAAAGTTAATTGCTAATGATACTGAATTAGCAAATGTTCAACCACCACAAGCAGAATATAAAATAATTGATTGTAGTGATGATGATTTCAATGCTGTAAAATTTAGAGAAAAATGGCCTACACATTATTCTGGAGATACAGCATATTTTGAAACAATTGATCTAGATTATCCAGAGAAATCTGACCCGAGTGTAACAACTGTTGGTTATGATCAAGAAACAATGCAAAGTCAACTTGATGAAAGTAAAAGTATTATTTCAAAATGGTTACATCAACATGGTGAACACCCTGATTATGATAAATGGAATAATTACTATAACGAACTAAATAGCTTAGATATTTCTGGATGGAGTTACCCAACTCTAAAAGCTTTAGAAAAAGAATTAAGTGACAGAGGTCAAACAAGTTTAAGTTATTTGCAACTTCCATAATTTAGTATATACAACGGGATATGATCCCGAAGATTATTAAGTTTACTTCCCACGAGGCTTATGTTGATCTAAAGGAAGATTATCCACAACCTATCAAATTTAATTTACCAGAATGGTATAAAAAATTATTTGATAAAAGTTTTTTAGATAAATCAGTAAAACAATGTATGCCTTTTTTAGATACACTTACTACAGGTTATGTATTAAGAATGCCACAAGACTTATACCTACATAATGGAAGGAAGGACGAAGAGGGTAATAAGGGTATATGGTTTAAGTGGGCTTGTGATGATGTAGCTTGGTGCGATGACATAGGTATAAATTTAAATTGGAAAAAGGGTGATGATGTCCACAATTGGCAACAGCTTAGAGGGTCACCAATGGTTGAAAAAAATGGTAAGATACCATTCTTAAAAGTATTAAGTCCATGGCGTATAGAGACTCCTGCAGGGTACTCCTGTTTGTTTTTACCACCCATGAATAATACTGATGACAGGTTTGAGATAATACCAGGAATTGTAGACACAGACACATATACAAAAGAAATTAACTTTCCTATAGTTCTCAATGGTGATAAGTATAAAGAATTAGAAACTTGTATTAAAAAAGGAACACCTTATGTACAGGTCATACCTTTTAAAAGAGAATCTTGGAAAATGGAAATAAAAAAATTTAAAAAGAAAAATTTTATAGAGGATACAGTGTTTCATCATTTAAATTTATGGAGAAGATATAAAAGTTATTTTTGGCATAAAAAATTATGGAAGTAAAAAAATTTATAAAAATATATGATAATGTATTGCCTATAAAAGCAGTAAGTAGTTTTTTGAACTATTGCAATTCAAAACAATTTCATGAAGCAAATGTTGGAGAGGGAGATACAAAAAGAGTTGATTTTGAAGTAAGAAGAACCTTTGTATATCAGCTAACAAATCAAAGTGAATTTATGACAGAAGTGCATTGGTGTAATTTACTTTATAAAATTATCAGAGAATATATAGCAAGATTTAAAAAAGATTTAAATATACATCCTGATATTATTAGTCCTGTATTTATTAATGACATATCAATATTAAAATATGAAACTGGTGGGTTTTACACATGGCATACAGATCATTTCAATGGTAATCCTAGAACCTTTAGTTGCATTTATTTATTAAATAATGATTATGAAGGTGGTAAAATTGTGTTTGCAAATCCGGACTTGTCTGGACAGTTTGAGATAGATGTAGTGCCAAATAGGTTGATTGTATGGCCAAGTAATTTTTTGTTTCCACATAGAGTTAATCCAGTAACTAAAGGAGTGAGGTATTCAGTAGTAGCATGGGCACTTTAGATGAAAAAGGTTATATACTTGTAGAAAACTTTCTTACAAAAGAAGAAGTGGGTTTGCTCACAGAGCACACTCTTTTATTTCATAAAAATAATTTTGTGGATCTTGAATACAATGATTTTAAACAAAACAATAATTGCGATACTGGAGTATACTCAGACACCGTTATGGAATCTTTAATGGTAAATAAAAAATCTAAAATGGAAGAAATTACTAAATTAAAATTACAACCTACTTATACATTTTGGCGAATGTACACAAATGGTTCAGAATTACTAAAACACAAAGACAGAGAGTCTTGTGAAGTAAGTGTAAGCGTAATGTTAGGATCTAATTACAAACCTTGGTATTTTCATATTGGTGAAGATAAATATGATCTAGAACCAGGAAATGCTATAATATACAAAGGTTGTGAAATGTTTCATTTTAGAGAACCATTTAGAGGTGACTGGCACTCACAAGTCTTTTTACATTATGTTAATCAAGCTGGACCAAACAAGGATCATGCTTTTGACAAAAGAGTAAGATTAGGTATAAGTAATAATATAAACCATGGAATTTAGACAATACGAAGACGGATCTGCTGATATAGTTTTTTCTTGGAAAGAAAGATTTACATTATTTTTTAAGGGTAAAATATTTTTCAAAGCAGTTGATTTTAAACATTTTGGAAACAATTTAATTCATCTTGTTAGTCAATGGAATATGAAATTTAACGATAAAGTTCAAAGATTAGATACAAAGAGTGAAAAGGTAAAATCATCTAATGCAACTAAAGATAGATAAAATTCCTGTTCCAATATTTAAATTTAAATTACATTGGCATGACGACATAAAAAAAACTGTGTTGCCAATGATAAGAGAAAACGATGGGAAGACACAGACGGACAAACCTGCTGATAATATTAGTAAACTAGATTTTGATGATTCTCACGATATGAAAAGACCGTGGGTTTTAAAAATTTTACCCATGATACAATCTGAGCTTAACCAAATGATTGCTAGAATAGACCAACCAAGAATTACAATAAAACAAATTTGGTATCAAACTTATGATAAGGGCGGTGAACATGGTTGGCATACTCACGGGTGTAACTTCACTGGTGTATATTATATTGATTTTGATAAAAACATACATCCAAGAACTGAAATAAAATTTCCGTTTGAACCCAATCTACACAAAGTTTTTGATGTTAGTGAGGGAGATATACTAATGTTCCCCTCTTTCTTTACACACAGAGCTCCTAAAAATACTTCTGAAGTGCCTAAAACAATAATTTCTTGGAATGCTGATTGTTATTAGGTTTTAGGGTAAACTTTAAAGTTAACATAAATTAGGGTATAATGTGCCATGCCTTTAACAAATGTACAAATTAGACCAGGATTTAATAAACAAGTCACACAAACTGGAGCAGAGGGACAATGGACAGATGGTGACTTTGTAAGATTTAGATATGGATTACCAGAAAAAATAGGTGGTTGGGAACAAGATTTATCAGATACTTTAGTAGGTGCTGTAAGACAGCAAATGGTTTGGGCTGATCTTGACGGAAGAAAATACAACGCTTTAGGGACAAACAAAGTTTTAGTAGTTTATTACGAGGGAGCTTTTTATGATATCACACCTTTAGATACAGCAATTACAGGAGCAACCTTTACTACTGTCAATGCATCAGCAACAGTAACAGTTAATAAAATCGCTCATGGTTTAGCAGAAGGAGATTTATTTACATTCACATCAGTGACGCCTCCTACAGGAGCCGGTTACATTGCATCTAATTTTACAGACAACACTTTTCAAGTTGTATCAGTTCCTACAAACGATACTTTTACAATTACGATGGCATCAAACGCA